GAATTAAAGAACTTATTAGCCCTCGAGCGCATATTGAAGTGGCTCGAGGAACAGACGCTCAAAATGAGGAATACTGTACTAAAGACAGCGATATTTTGGTTAGAAGTGGAAGCCCGCAGTCTGGAACTACCGAACGTGGTGGATCAAATAAGCTTGCAGACGCATTACCTGGACTTATTGTATATGAGAAAGACCGGACAGATTTTGAATTATTTACAGACGAGCAACCAAACTTGGCTGCAATGTATGTGCAGCATGGAAAACGTGTTAAAGAGTGTTTGGAAGATTCGAAACGTAGGAGGACCATACGTGAGATTGGAGCAGAGTTTGAGAGTGTGGAATGGAAGGAATGGCAGAAGCGAGTGGTCGACTATTGTACTGAACCAATTTCACCCCGACAGATCCTATGGTGTGTCGGGAAACAAGGTAACGAAGGAAAAACTTTTTTATCGAGATATTTGGTAACAAAAGGAGCGATACGCTTCGAGAATGGTAAATCGGCGGACATTAAATACGCATATGAAGGTGAAGAAACGGTCGTCTTTGACTTTTCCCGTTCCCAAGAAGAGAGGATAAATTACGAGATATTGGAAACCATTAAGAATGGGATTATGTTTAATACAAAGTATACCAGTGGTATGAAGGTGTTCAAACCCCCCCGTGTTGTGGTGTTTGCGAATTTTGAACCTGATAAATCACAACTAAGTGCGGATAGATGGAACATTATGTTTATTAATGAAAACATTTAATAAGGTACGTTCACTTAATAAAGATCCACCGGACCTATCGGTGCCAGGTGTACTAGGCCTCTAGATTCGGCCTGGACATTGTTTGATAATAAAGTTCAGTTATGTTGTTTAGATCCATAAAGTCTCCATTTCGTTGCTACGATACACTCCATTTTCATACACGCTTGTACACCCTCTAATAAACATGTTAATTGTTCTGGGCATATGACAAAGTTAATGTTCAGTTTTGGTTGCGTAGCGGTTCCCGATGTCCGGTCGAGTACTTCTGATTCATTGAGAAAGTCTGTCCAGGATAGAGTGTTGAGTTGATCCAATCTGTGTGTTGTGAATTTCCGGGAGAACACTGAAGCTTTTACGGTTGAATGATAGTTACACTGCAGGCGGCGTAGATTGAATTTCATACCGTTACCGATCATGAAGTGATTGTTGAACTGCGCAATGTCATGTTGCGCGTTATTAGTGTCCGAATACGTGTACGCCTGAGTGTCTCCCGGGACTGAAACTTGTATCTGCGGGCGTTGTTCAGCATATTTAATGTTCTTCAGGTATACATGTACTGATGATAAACGTTTACATTGAGCGTTATCAAACTTAGCGCGTTGTAACTCGTCTGTCTGACCGGCGTTGGGTATCCATTTTGTAGTAGAGTTAATGTCAATCAACTGGGGTTTAAGGTCACCTTCGGAATCGACTTCGAATTCAACACGGGTATGGAAGTTACTCCTTAGTATCATAGTCCTGTTAGCATAGGTCCTACGTCCTTTATTCCGGAAACGACGGAATTGAGATTTACGTACTGTCCGTTTGAATCGTCGAATTCTCCTCATTGGTCTGCGTTTCATATAACGAGAACGCTTAAATCTCGTACTTGGTCTGGATCCAAACGCTTGTCTGTATGTACGTTTGGCCATGTTGTATAGGGTCCTGAAGTGAGGTCTCACGTTATTATAGGCGTTATAGGCTCCGTACACTGTCGCCGGGAGAATAACACGTCCTGCTCCTCTCGGTACTAAGGCCATAATGATAAGGAACGCGTGATTGATAAGGTGATCCGCGTGACTGATAAGCTGATATCATCGGGGTCAAAGTCCATGGCGTGATATGACATGTTACTGATTACACTGATAAGACTGATAAGGGCGAGTTAGGCGAGACGGTGGTCGGGTAATACTATACCGACCACCGGGCGAGTCAGACGTTATGCCAGGCGGAGGAACTAAACAAGCGCGTCGTTGGTGTTTTACGCTTAACAATTATACTTCAGAGGACGAGAATAAGTTGGAATTATTCGCTAAGACCAAGGATGTTGGTTTCTGTGTTATTGGAAGAGAAACTGGAGAGAGTGGAACAAAGCATCTCCAAGGTTATGTACGATTACAACGCCGGATTCGGTTTGGGAGAATTAAAGAACTTATTAGCCCTCGAGCGCATATTGAAGTGGCTCGAGGAACAGACGCTCAAAATGAGGAATACTGTACTAAAGACAGCGATATTTTGGTTAGAAGTGGAAGCCCGCAGTC